AAAGATGAGCCAAAGAAAGCAGCCAAAAAGAAAAAGTCAGGTAAAGAATCTTCAGACTCAAAAGAGTAATACTTTTGAATTTGGAGTTTTTAATTTAGCAATTCCTGAACATATTGAAGAGCCTTTAGATTTAGCAAAGGTAAGAACTAAGTTTATTCCTTTTGGTACAAACAATCTATTTCCTCAGTATTTAGCAGAATTAAAGCGTAAATCTTCTACCCATAGAAGTGTACTAGCACAAAAGACTATCTTTACAAGTGGTGCTAAGTTTGTTACGAATAATGAAGATGTTAAAGAGTACATCAAAGATGTAAATGCTGATGGAGAATCGTTAAGAGAGGTTTTTAAGAAATTAGCAGATGATTACTATTCATTTGGAAATGCCTATTTAGAGGGCGTATTATATGATGGTGGACTAAATCTATATCACATAGATGCAACTACTGTTAGAATGTCTAAAAACAAGAAAGAAGTATATGTACATCCTGATTGGGCTAAGTACAATACTATGAAAGATAAATTATCTATCCTTCCTATTTACCCTGAAGTGAGTGGAAATAGATTTGTACTTCAATTTAAAGATTACGAGCCTACATTCCAATTCTATGGTTTACCTGATTACATTGCTGCATTAGAGCATATTGCAGTTGATTATGAAATTGGTAAATGGAATCACACTAAATTCAAGAATGGATTTCAACCTTCAGCAATCGTTGAGATTAATGGAGATATGGGTGAGGAAGAAGCAAAGAAATTAGTAAGAGAAGCACAAAAGAAGTTTGTTGGAGATGGAAACAATGGTAAGATTATGTTCATTGTTAAGAATGGAGATACTTCAAGTGCTAATGTTCAGATTATCAAAGATGACCAAGATGGTAGTTGGATAGATTTACAAAGAATAACTGACCAAAACATTGTAACTGCTCATAGATGGCAACCATCATTAAGTGGTTTAGTTAGTTCAGGGAAAATGAACAATACAGGTAGTGAGATTAGAATTGCTTATGATTTAGCAATGACTACTGTAATTAAAGATACTTCTGATTTATTGTTAAATGGTATTAGAGGAGTTTTATATAAAGAGTTAGGTTTCTTACCTGAAGAATTAGTGATACACTATGAGCCACCAATTAGTTTTGCAACTCAGATTGACCCTAAACAAGTTCTTACTATTAACGAACAAAGAAGAATGTTAGATGAAGATTTACCAATGCTAGAGGAGGGTAATATGTTCTTAACTGATAGAGAGCAAATTATTGTAACTAGAGATGATGATGGTGATGGTAAAGGTGATGATGAGGTGGGTGATATGCAAGTAACTGAAATTGAAAAAGAATAACTATGGCAAATGTAAATCAATATATACCTTTAGTAACAGCAGCAGAAGTTATAAGTAATAGTTTTACTAACGCTAATACTGATACTGCTTTAGTTTCTAACAGCACATTACTTCTTGCTGAGTTAGCACATTTAAAAGAGGCGATTGGTAAGAAGTTTTATGAGGAATTAAAAACTCAACATAATGATGGTACTTTAACTACTGCTAATCAAACTTTAATGGATGATTTCTTAACAAGAACTTTGTGTTGGTTTGTTAGGTTTGAGGTAATTAATGAAGTTCAGAGTAATAGTAGTAGTGCAGGTATTGTACATAATCTTGATGAGTTTGCTACTATTATAGACCCTTCTGAGTTAAACGCTTACAAGCAGGACACTTACAGAAAGGCTGAGATATACTTAAAAGATATGCTAGATTATATGAATGATAGCGACCAGAATGGTGATTATCCAACTTATGAATCTAATAAACCTTGTAGTAATGATGTTTATAAGAATCATGGTATAATAATGTATGATAGTATATATTCAAGACCTACTAGAAATTATGATAGTTGGAAGAATAACTGTCCTTGTGATGATTGTTAAAATAAATATATAAATGGCTGCAAACGAACATAAAAATTTAAGTAGTATAAATAGACATAATCCAAAAGGGTTTGAAACTGCTATTAATGATACTGTTTTAAGTAAAAGTGGAGGAACATCTGCAACAGGCACTGATGGTAACTTAGAATGGAAGAATAAGTCTTATATGGGTGTTACTAATTATAAGATGCAAGGATTCGTTACAGGTGCTACAAATTACTTCTATGGAGAGGATATAGCAGATACTAAATCTCCTTATGAAATGGCTGTTGATTATGGTACAGGAACAGTATCTTCAGGAACTTTAACTCCTGCAAGTTTCTTTAGAACTGGTCAAGGGTGCGTTATACCTGAAACTGCTAGTGTTACATCTATAAGTGGTTGGCTTACAAGTAGTGGCTCTAATGCAGTTACTATTGCTATATGTAAAATCACACCTGTAGAGGGTGTTACAACAGCAGTAACTCCTATTGTAATTGATGAGATTTCAGTAGATGGTCTTGGTAATAATTCCAATTTAATTAGAATAAATGAAACAACTATAACTACAGCAGCATTAGCATCAGGAGATATTATCTTCCCAATGATTAAGGAAGCGATTGGTGAGTCATCAATATATATGAATATAGCAGTACAAACGACAACATTCTAATGACAACAAAAGAGGAAATAGTATCAATGAAGAAAGACATAGGTTCAATAAATGAGAAGATGGATAATTTGGACAGTAAGTTAGATATGATTACAGAGAGGTTGTTGAATCCAGATAAAGGAGTTGCTGCTAGAGTGAATAGAAACACAGCAATGAGAAAGGTTTTAGTGAAAGCAATGTGGATGATTTATGCTATAACTTTAGGTGCATTGATAAAACTTTTTACAGAATAAAAATAAAATAATAACAATTTAAAAATAAAATAAAATGAGTACATTTGATACAGACAATACATTACTATTTGAGATGCTAGGTAAGGGTGGTGGAACTGAGGTTTTTACTACTGCTGCACAAACAGGTAAAGACTGGTATTGCATATTTTTTCCAGTAGAGTCAGTAATTTCTACAATAGCAGGAGATGCTACTAATGTTACTGCTTTAAATGGTCAAACTATGAACGCTGGAACGAGTTTGTTTTTCCGAACAACTGCTATCACTTTAACGAGTGGTATTGGCATAGGGTACAGAGAGCATGATGGTAACACAAATGCGTAATGAAATTATCTTTAGGCATATCATTACCAACAAGTAATAAAGGAGGTCTAACTCCTATACAAAAGCAAACTAATACTTTTAAAACAAGAGTTGTTGCTGATGGAGGTGTATTTGAGGCTAAGGCTTGTTTAGAAGCACAATTAACTAATTTAAGTAATATAGAATGAGTTTATTAGATGATGTAAGTATTGTAGTAACTCCTAACGGATATAAGGCAGGAGAATTGTATGCAGTTGTTCCTGTACCTACTGAGGGTTCTGAATTAATTACAGATGGTAATTTCCCTACTCCTAATGCAAATTGGACTATTCAAGGTGGAGCAGCCACAACTTGGGTTATTAATAACAATATAGCAACAAGAACAGGAAGTACTAATTGGGGTTTGTATCAAAATATTACAAGAACAGTTGGGAGTTTATATAAAATAACTTTTAATGTATTAACCTATACATCAGGTAATTTACAAGTAAGATTAGGTGATGGTGCTGCGAATAATGTAACTAATACAGGAAGTAAAACTCTTTATTTAATATGGGATGGCTCAACAGATAAATTTGCTTTTGAGGGTTCTTTTATAGGGTCAATAGAAAACGTATCAGTAAAAGAATACACATCAGCAGATATGGATGTTACTAGAGCAACTGCTGCTACAAGAGTAGATGAGAATGGTTTAGTAAATTATGCTGAGATTTTAGGTGGGGAAGAAGTAACTTGTGGAGATTTCTCTTGTGCAGTACCTACAGATTATTGGGTAGTGCCTGATGGGAACGTAACATTTAGTAGTGGTGCTATTTTTGATGTTGATACTAAAATGTATCAGAATAATATTATAGTTGCAGGAACAGTATATAAATTTACTTATGAAATTACTGAGAATACAGGTGGTATGACGTTCAGGTTTTATAATGGTGCTTCTTATAATTTTGTAGATGATAGTGTAGGTGTTCATACAGTTTATTTTACAGGTGCAGGTACAAATCACAGATTTTACCTTAGCACATTATCAGGTACTTCATTAACACTAAAAAGTGTATCAGTAAAAGAAGTTACAAGAGATAACGTACCTCGTATAGACTACACAGGAGGAGGTTGTCCACATATATTAGCAGAGCCTCAGAGGACTAATCTTTTGCCTTATAGTGAGGATTTTAGCCAATGGAGTAATGGAGAAACAGTTGTAGTTGCAAATCAATTAACATCTCCAAGTGGAGAAATAACAGCAGATAAATTAAATGCTTTAAATTCTACAAATCAGCAATATATTAGTGTATCACCGACAGTTTCTTCAGGAAGTGTATATACATTATCTTGTTTTGCAAAAAAAGGAGAAGTAGATTATATTTCTCTAGTAGGATTAAATCCTTTTACTGCAAGTTTTTTTGACTTAAATAATGGCACTGTATTGGGGAATACAGCAACATCAAGTAGTATTGAAGATTTTGGTAATGGGTGGTATAGATGTACATCAACATTTGATGCAGACACTACAAGTAAGTTTAGTGGAATATATTTAAGTTATAATGGAACTACACTTGCTAATGGAACTAATATTTCAAATGGAGAAGGAGTTTACGTTTACGGTGCACAA